GGCGCAGCGGACGACGCTGGGGCTGGTTATTGGTACGGATGTTTCGGCGCCTATTGGCAACCTCACACAACTCCAAGCCGAGGACCCCGCCAGCACGGTATTCGGCACTGTGTCGGGGCAACGGTTGGCGCAGGTGCTTGCAACGCAAGCAATAGGTGCGGGCCAGACTTGGGAAGACATGCGTGCCAGTCGTTCCTTTGGAACGTCTTATCAAAATACAACAGGCCGTGCCATTCAGGTTTCCATTCAGGCGATTGCTTCCTCGAATATGCAGGTCTCAAGTGACAATGCTTCTTGGGTGACAATTTTCTCGATAGGTAGCGACAGAAGCATCCCGCGCGGCGCGCAGTTCATCGTTCCTGCTGGGCATTACTACAGGGCAACAGGTTCAGCCACAATAACTAATTGGGCGGAGTTACGATAGTGGATACAGGTTTTTATCACCCATCGCGCGGCTATTGGCAGGCAACTGGCGAAGTGCCGCAGGACATTATCGACGGATATCCTGCTGGCACAGTTGAGGTGCAGATTAAGCCCGGCGTTGATTACGAATGGGACGGATCAGAGTGGTTATATAAAGAGCCAGACCCCGCAATTGCACTGGCCCAAGCCCGCGCCGCCGTGAACGCTGAGCGAGACCGCAGGCTCGGCACAACATTTGCCTTCGCGGGCAAAGACTACGACTGCGACAAGGCAAGCCTCGCGCGCATCACGGGCGCGGCCACGCTTGCAGGTTTTGCCATGGGCGCAGGCGCGAAGGCTGGAAATCTGCGGTGGCATGGAGGCAATGCAGACTTCACGTGGATTGCCGCCGACAACAGCCTGACCACGATGGACGCTCAGACGTGCTTTGCCTTTGGCAATGCGGCGGCCACGAACCAATCGGCGCATATCTTCGCGGGCCACGCAATCAAGGCCATGGACCCGATCCCGGCAGACTTCACCAATGATAAGTATTGGCCATGATGCAGCGCATATCCATGATTGGTTCGGCCCTGTCGCAGATTCTCAACGTTATGACGGCGCGCGACTTGACAGAGACGGGGCCGAACGAAAGCGTTAGCGCCCGGATGCACCGGCAGGGCCGCCCGGGTGAGCAGATCATTAATGTTTTGTTCTTCTGGCAGCGCAATCCCGACCACTGCGAGCGGGCGTTTCTGGATGACGTGTCCGACGCGAAAGCCTTGCTTGCTGAAATTGAAGGAAAAACCTAATGCCGACAACAGTAGCCGCCCAACTCGCAGCGCAGGCCGTACTATTGGAGAATATCAGCAGCCGCATGGAGGAGGATCGGCAGGAGCGAAAGACGGCGCAGGCTGAAACCGAACGGACGCGGTTGGCCACCAGTGCGGAGCTTACTGCAATGCGGCACGGGCAAAACGATGTGCTGCGAAGGCTGGACGATATTGAGCCGGTCACGGATCTTGTTACATCGTGGCGCGGCAAGCTGGCCGGGATAATGATCGTAATGGGATTTATCGGCGCGCTGGCAACTTTCATTATAGTGTTCTTCAAGGATAAAATCGTGGAGTTGTTTTGATGAAACGCAAGACATTTTTCGCCGCCCTACGCGCCCGCAATTCCGGCCTGTTTGGGACCAGCCTAACAGGGCCGCAGGTGCAGGGGATAGATGCGTTGCTTGACGCGGGCCGCGCCCTGCCGCTACATCACATGGCCAACGTGCTGGCGCAGGTCCACCATGAGACGGGCGGCGGTATGTATCCGATCAAGGAAACGGTGTTCCCGCACCACAAGAATAAAAACCCCTCGGATGCGGAGGTGATCCGCAGGCTCGACCGGGCCTTTGCCGCTGGCAAGTTGCCATGGGTGAAGTCGGCATACTGGCGCGGTGGGGCGTTCGGGCGCGGGCAACTGCAAATCACCCACACCCGCAACTACACGAAATTCGGCATCACCAATTACGCCGACGCGCTTAAGCTGGATGTGTCGGCCCGGATCGCGGTGGAAGGTATGCGGGACGGGAAGTTTACGGGCAAGAATCTAGCCGACTATGACTTCCCAAGCGCGCTGGACAACCCGCCCCGCACCAACCCTCGCCGGATCGTCAATGGCGCTGATGGATCAGACGACAAGGTGCGGACGCATCACATGGCCTTTGCAGCGGCGCTTGAGGCGGCGGGCTGGCAACAGGCCCGGACGGCTCGCCCAGCCCCCGTAGCGACTCCTGTGGTCCCGCCTGCACCTACTGCTGACACGCCGAGATTCTGGGTCACATTCGCGGCAATCATCCGCAGCATCTTTGGAGGTAAAAAATGAACTTTGGACCCTTCGCGCGGATCATTCTGCGCTACGGCATTGGATACCTGGCCGGATCAGAGGTGGGCGAGATGCTGGCAATGGACCCCGACGCCGTGCTGCTGTTGTCGCTAGGCATGGGCGCAGCGGTTGAGGGCGTCTATACGCTGGCCAAGCGTCGCGGGTGGGCAACATGATCAGCACCCTGCTGGCCAGCCTCTGGCCCTACCTCGCGGGCGCTGGGGCGCTGATTGCCGCCGCGCTGGGGGTTTATGCCAAAGGGCGCAAGGATGCGTCTGACAAGGCTAAAACCAAAACCGCAGATGATTACATCAAAACAAGGAAACGCACTGATGACGAGGACTATACCGATCCTGATATCAACGCTACTCGTGACCGGCTGCGCGACCGTGGTGAGCGATAGCGGGATATGCGATGCGACTGCGCGCGCCGTGACTGAGCACGCGGCGGCGCTGGCCCTGGACGGGGGGCCTCAATCCCTGCGCACTGGCGATAGGCTGGTGCGGATGATCGACGCAGGCTGCGCCAGTTGATGTGGATGATTGCTGCCACGCTCTGCTTGATTACCGGGCCGGGCGATGCTGAGTGCCGCCGCGAGACTGGCTATGCCGTGCCCAGCTTGGCGGAGTGCAACGCGCTGCGACAGGCATATGATGTGCACGTGCGGGAGACGATTTCCGCCACCCGCGCCAGGGTTACGTTTTTCCACGTGCAATGTGTTAGAGGTCCAAACCTTTAGTCCGCCTTTTCCTCATCCTCGTAAAACATATCAATGGCCAGTGCTTTTACCAAGTCGGTTAGGGCGCACCCGTCCGGGATTTGGTCTATGAGCATTTTGCCTGCACCGGGCATTTCTTCCTCAAGATCGAATATCATTCGAGTCATGTTGCCGATGGTCACCCCGCGCCTGTCCCGCTGCTGTTGGAAATAGGTTCTGAATTTCATGGCATCACCACATAGAGCACCAGTGCTATGACGATGATACAAGCAAGCCCTATGGCGTTTTCAATCCATGCGCGGATGCGTCCGGGCTTGGCGCGTGGCGGATGCCTCCATGCGCCGCCATCCTTGCGGGCCTGATGGGCGATGTGGGCGTCTGTTGCCCTGCGCAGATCGGCCCGCGAAATCTCATCAGTGATCCATTGCGCCCCGAGGGTGCCGTGGGATGGAATGTCGTCTTCGAAGGCTTCCTTGACCGCCGAGTCTCGTAGATATTTCCTGTATCCTGGCGTCATGGCTGGTGCTCCTGTGGGTGATGGGGCCGAGTTTTTGCGGTAGTTCATGGCTTGCCTCCTTTATGCGGACAGGTTGCCGCTCAGCTCGTCGGCGGCGATGTCCCGCATCCTGGTGGCGATGCACACCATGTCCTCTGCGACATGATACATGTCATCCGGGTTATCCGCTTCAAGACGGGCGACGAGCGCATCCAGCATATCCGCGATATTGTTTCCGCCGGTGGGGTGGTCCCCCTCGTTGGCCGTTTTGGCGTAGAGCACAAGAAACGCAATGTCGCGGTCAGTCGCGTGGAGTTTGGTCATGTGGTGCATCCTTGGCTAATCAAAAAAACGCTTCGAGGATCGCGACCGTGGCAATGGCCCCGATTGCGGCGTCTTGCTGAGCGGTGTTGATCCGATACCCGCGCTCTACGCATGTGACGTATTCAGCGGACCCGACTGGATAGCCGATTTGCGCGCATTCATTCTGGGCCATACCGACGCGCTCTTGAGTGGAGCACCCCGCAAGGGCAAGTGTGATGGTAAGTGTGACGGCGGTGGTTTTCATTGTGGTGTTCTCCGGTTGTTGCGGGCCTTGCCGATGCACTTCCATCCGCGTGTCGAGTGAAGCTGATAAAGCCTGCCGTTTACAGTCTTAAATCGACCAGTGTATCGGTATCCCCAAGGATTCGGTCCTGCTTCTGCCGCGCGAATTTGATCGGCCAACAGATTCTTATTCTGTATAATGGCGATAGTTGGTTTCATTGTAGATCTCTCCGGTTGGTGTGTGGTCCCCGGCGCGTGGCCGGGGCTTGGTGTCAATTCAGGTGGCCATTCTGGCGGACTTTACGCAAACCGACTTGGGCCTGCCTGCGGTGTTCATGCTTCGCGCGATGCTGGTGCATTCTGTCTTGGAAGCTGGCCCAAAAACAACAACACCACGATCCAAAGTTACGATCTGGTATTTCGGGGTGCTTTTGCGGGTCTGTGCCATCTTTAAGGTCTCCGGTTGGTGTGTCTCTCTACACCCTAATTACCCGCTATTGTCTTTTGCGTCAACCCTAAAAAATCGTCAGCCGTGCAACAAAACCCACCGACACCGCCGAACCCCCGCACGGATTGCAGGAAAGCGGCCTGCGCCTGGCCGCGCTTGTCGCCGGGCGTCAGACGCCAGCCGGGCTTTTTGGTTTCAACCGCCAGGAACACTCCAAGCGTCTGGCCAACATGCAACGGCTGCACCACCACGGGCAAGATGCCGATCAGGTCTGACGATTTCCACCGGGCGTTTAGGGCGGGCGATTCATTGCCAAGCCCGAACCGGATCAGGCGTCCTGTCTGGTCGGTGCAGCCGCCTTGATTGTTCCGCCAGATCGGCACACCAGCCCGGCCCGCTGCCAAACGTATCTGTGCCGCCCCCGCGGCCTCACTGTGACGGGCCGTGGGGGCGGGCGAGGGCATGACGGGACTCAGGATAGCCGTGAGTTCGGCAAGGGCCTGTGCGGGGACGTGATGGCCCCAGCGCGCTTGCCAGTCGGCTAGGGTCATGCGCCCGTCCACCGCATCGGCATGATCGTGCCGCGCAGGCGGGCAGACGCTGCGAAATCCACACGGATCGGATCGCCTTCGGATTGACCGCCTGTCAGCCGGACAGCGCGACCCTTGTCGATCACGTCAGCAGCCTTGACAAGACGCGCCAGCACGGTAGGATTGTAGCACAAGCTGGCAGCGCCCCCGTCGCCCTTGGCTACAACACGCCGCCAGTCGGGATAGGTGCCGTCGATCACGGTAAATTCCAAAACACCGACACGGCGCATTTCACCGTCATTACCGTCATTGATTACAAATTGCAGGATCCCGGTCGTGGTGTCGCCGTAAACCCAGAGGTCACCGCCAGACGCCTTGGCTTTGAACGCCTTGTCGGTTGCGTCACAGGACAGGATGAACCCTGCGCCTTGAGGCGTGCCGGTGGCTCCGGGCATCCTCGGCGCGTCCATGCCCTGCGTGAAACATTCCGTGCCGACGTGGCAGCCGTCCGGCAATTCAATCGTCAGCATCTGGTGGCCGTCCAGCGCCACCATCTTGTCAGATTCGATCAGCACGCCGCCGAGGTAGTAGCGGGTCTGTTCGGTGCTGATGCACTGGAACGCGGCGCGCAGGTCATCGGCGGGCAGGAAAAACGTCGTTGGGGTCAGTGTGGGTGTGATGGTTTTCATTTGGTTGGCTCCGGTTGTGGATTACAGTGAGGACATTTATGGGATTTCAAGTGCACAAAATAGCACTGTGGGCAAATTCTAATCTTTGGAAGTTTCATGGTTGGCTTGCTCCGGTTGGTGGTGGGTGTCAGACGAGTTTGATTGATCGAACAATGCAAGCAACTTCGTACCACATCTTTGCACGCTCCGAATTGCGGCGCTTATCAATCCCACGGTTGGCAGCGGCCTCGCTGTCGTGAGAATACATATCAAACAGGCTTGCCACGTCCTCTAGCAGAGCCTCGTCGCGCTTATCTGTTTGCAGGGTCATGTCGTGGTCTCCCGTTGTTGGAGGGGCTGTTAAGCCGCCGCCTTGGTGTTTCAGATACCGTATTTCACAAAATCTTGTGCTGCATGAGTTGCCTTAAACTCATTGCCAAACTTTTCCGCGTACCCCTTGCGAACCAGCCCGTCCAAGCAGCGTTTGGCTTGATTGAATGTGGTGAAGATGGCGTCGCCGTAAAATGTAAAACCAAATTGGGTCATTTCGTTGACGGCTTTTACTTCGGTTTTGTTCAGGGTTGTCATGTTGGTGGCTCCTTGCCGGTGTGTTTCTCTACACCCTTATTGCCACCTATTACCTACCGTGTCAACAGGTATTCGCGCGCCCACGATAAAGCAGCGTCGATTTGTTCGGGCATCGGATGCGGTGCAGGGCGGGCCGGTGTGACAGCGCAAGCGTCCTGGGGCCTGACCGCTTTGAACCGGGCCCACAATTCCGCCTCACTGTGCCGGTCCATCCGGCGCGCGTTGTGGCATATCTGGTAAAGGTGCATGTCAGTTGCTCCGATTGGGGTGTTTGTCAGCAGGGGTAAAAACAACGAGGCTGGTGCGGCCGGTCCAGTACCAACTTTGGTCAGTTCCGATCCACTCAAAAACCAAACCGAACTTGTCGGCGCATTCCTGAGCCATTTTAAGTCCGTAATCGTCACCCTGCAAATACGTGTGGGACACTATGGCAGCGGCGCGCCTATTGACTCTGTAAAAATTAGAATGGTCAATTATTTGCATAGGGCGGTTCTGCCAATACGAATCACCGGAAACGCCTCGTCGCGCAAGGGTTTGCAAACTAAACGGCGCGTCACTCAGCTTCCATCCCCGATCTTTTCCGAATTCAATCGCCGCTTGACGCTTTTGGTCATCGTTCATTGTCTCAGTCTCCTATCTGGTTGGCTTAAATAATGAGCCGATCAAGCGGCCCGTGATCTTTCCGGCGATACGACGGCCAATGCGCTTCGGAATGGCCTTGCTGGGGTTCTTGTGCGTCAAAGCCTGCACGTCTCCAGCGATGCGTGCCAGTGCGTAGAGTTTGCTGCGGAATTGGCTGAGGGTCATGGTAGCGTCTCCGATGCGGCGTCGGCTTCGTCCCGCCATCCGCGCACGGTATTGCGATAGTTTTTAGTCGGCATAACCATAGCGCACCAATCCAAACGATGTGCCGCCTGCTCAAGATGGCATTTCAACCGCGCAATCTCTGCGGCGGCGATGTCGTATTCATCCGGCGTCTCAGTCATACCTTCACCTTTTTATAAAGCCCGGTCAGGGCGTTCCAGATTTCCAGACGGTCAACCGTGGCCGTGCCTTGGGTCAGGGACCGGTCCGCCTCGTTCAAGGCGTCCCGCGTGCTGGTCGCGCCGATCATGATGTGGCCATAGCGGTAGGATGTCAGCCCGGGGGCGGCGCAGGGGCGTTCGGTGTGGTGGTTCATTGCTCGTACTTTCGTTTGGGGAGCAGATCAGAACGGGTCAGAAGGGCGATGCCGTCGTGATCGACCTTGCCATACCAGACACGGCCATCGTCGTCTTTTATTCGAAGGGCGTGCCCCGCTTCGGCTTTACCGATGCCCACAGTCATTGTGTCGTGGGTATGGTTGTCGGAAGATATGACAATAATACTCATCATGGATTGTCTCCTTCAAACGTGTGTTTGGTTGCGGGTCATGATCTCACTTACCATCTTGTCCTGCACCCTTGCGACAAGCTCGGCATCGCCCGCGTCAAGGCTCTGCTGCAAGGTCTTTTCATACGCCGCTGCTCCATCCATAAACGCCGTAAAAAGTATCCGGCGGACCTCTGCGGGGAAATTTCCGCCTTCGATCACAGCGTTAAATTGGTCCAGTAGCGGGGTTTCGCTTTCCATATTCAGCCCTCCCATTGTGGGCGGGGCTGTTACGCCACCGCCCGCGTGTTTCAGATATCGTATTTCACAAAATCTTGTGCGGCAGGGGTTGCCCGAAACCCATTGTCGAACTTTTCCGCATACCCTTTGCGAACCAGCCCGTCGATGCAGCGCTTGGCTTGCTTAAATGTGGTGAAGATCGCATCGCCGTAAAATGTAAAACCTGGTATACATCAGCACGAGCGGTTGCTGTGCGCTTGGTCTGCATTGCTGCGATTTTCTCTTGCATGATCATTGTCTGGCTCCTTGCCGGTGTGTCTCTCTGCATCCTTATTACCCGCTATTGTCCACCCTGTCAACACCCCATTTACACGCCACAGAAAATAATGCACAGTGTCCGTGTTGTGTGGTGTCTCCAAGCCCGGCGGGTGTATCCTTCCCATCACCCGCCGGTGCTGAGAACCAAGTCCCAAGCGGCCCGCGCATAATAATCCCGATCCAGCAACGCCCAATCGAAGTCGTGCAGGTCATTGCACATCAACACCGTTTCGCCCTTGGCAATCGCCTGGGGCCGGTCATGCATCGGCAGTTTGGGTAGCGGCGGCATGATTTTCCACAACTGCGCGCCAGCCTGCGCTGTGACGTAGTATCGGCCCGTCCGCTGCTGTGCCGCCCCGCCGGTGTGCATCTTGCGCTTCACGGGCCGTCCCTTGGCGTCTGGTGGCGTCCATTGGCATTCGTAGTCGGACAGATCGCCGCCCAACATTACCCGGTCGTTGCGCTGGGCCTTCAGGGTGTGCATGAAGTGGAAAGCGTTGTCACAGGCCGCCACGGTATCGGCCACCGGCACGCCGCGCACCAGATACGCCTCAGCCGCCATGGGCACGATCTTGCACGATTGGTTCTTGTGCCAGCCGTCGCCGTAGCCCAGACCGTGCTGATATTCAAACGCGCCCTTGCACTTCACGGCGCCGCGCGCATCGACGCAAAGATAATTATTTACGTCCCGCTGAAAAAATGCGGCATAATCCTCGGACTCCAATTCCAGCCCGGTCAGCTTTTCCCACTCAGCCGACACCGCGTCGCACTCGCCCACCCTGTCCCGATCAACAATGTATTCCACGCCGTCGGTGTTGACCTGAATCAGTTCCAGCGACGGGATAGCCGCCAAGCGTTCGGCCAGCATACAAAGCAATAGCTGCCCGTTGATGGTGATCGTCATGGTGTATTGCGGATCGTAGAACGGGCTATATCTACTGTTAGAATTCCCATAGGTCGCGTTGAGCGCCAGCTTGAGGGCCTTGTTGCGCGGATCGCTTTTGGGAAGGCTGATCCGCTGTTCGTAAACGTCCCGGTAAATGTCACAGAACACGTCGGACAGGTGCGCCGGATAGACACGGTTCGCAATGGCAAGGTTGGGGTAATAGCTGCGCACGTCCCGGCCCTGCACCACGCGGGTGGGCGTGCTGCGCCATGTGGTGCCGTCCTGAGCCCCGTGGATGCCGCCGGTCCCGAATACAAACGTCAGGCCGTGGCAGGTGGCCGTCAGGTCGTCGAACGCACCCTTTGTCTTGGTGATCGTCTTGGCGCGCAGATAGTCCAGCACGCGGTTGAACTCAGGTGTCTGGAATTGCACATAGGGAAAGATGCAGTCGGCCAGCGGGATGCGCGCGCGGGGTGTCTGCCGCCACGATCCAGACTTGCCGCAGATGCCGGGCTGGGCGGCGTTGAGGCGGGATATGAACACTTTCGAGCCGATGGTCGAGTCGCTGGCGTTGATCAAGTCTTGTTCCAGCGCGGCCGACATTTCGTCACGGAACGCCAAGGCCGCCGCCGACTGCCGGTAGAATTGCAGCGTGGCGGCCACGTCGTGCCGGTTGTAGCCGAGCAACTGCGGGATCCGGTCGGGCGTCAGGACCGTGCCGGGCGGAAAGGGCAGGTCCGCAACGTGCGGCAACTGTAAGGCAATCTCGATCTGCTTCAGGCTAGTCATGCGCGCTTGATTGTCGAAGTGGTGGATCTTGAACAGATCGACTTGCGGCACGATCATATCAGATGCCCAGACGTTATTGCGGAACCGGTCGTTCCACGGCGTTTCGATTATGCCCATGGATATTTGGTAGGCGTCCGCTGCGGTAAATGAGTCGAACCTCAACAGGGCGTGCAGCAACGGATAGTCGTAGCCTACGTTATTATAGCCCACCATCCGGTTGCCGGGATGCGCCCCCATGGTGCGGATGAAATTGAGCAGTTGCCGGGATTGGTTCACCCGGTCGGACACCTCAAAAATCCATTCCGTGCCGCTGGCCGCGTGGACGATTACCGCGCTAAATACGTTCGGATAAGATTCAAGGTCGTATGGGAAGTCATTGTGCATCAATCCACCCACTTTGGACGATCTTCCATATCGTCTAGCCCTTGGATTATTTCGTACTCGCGCAATATGCCTTCGTGCTTGCCGATGTAATAGTTTTCACTGTTGCTCAGGTCCAAGTGACTTACATCAAAGTAATCCACCTTGGGTGAGCCACCGAGTTTTCGGAAACCAACAATCTGCTTATACATGAAATACTGCTTCCTTCGCGCACCTGTGAAATGAAACACTTTCAGGATATCGCCTATCATAAATGCGCGGCCATGTTTATCTTTTGTAACGTTCATTACATCACCACCGCATCGCACGCTCTGGTGCAGGCGTTCCGCTCGTCTGTTGTGGTGCAGGCGCAGATCAGCGTGCAGTCGATGGCAAGCCCGAATGTCCATGGAGTGGGGCCTGCTGGAACCACATATGAACCGTATACTTGGGCCAGCGTCCATTCTGCGCCGGTCGGGTTGTGCGTTACGCGGTCGCCGGGTTTGAATTGTGTCATCAGAACGGCACCTCGCTGCAAATTGTCTTACACGCTTTCCGCTCATCCGAGTTTAAGCACGTGCATGCAGGTAGGTCGTCAGGGGGTTCTGGAAAATCCATCCAATGCGTAACGCCGCGCATGCAATTATTGTCATACCCGTAAACAAAGTCGCGACCGTTAAAGAAGGTTTCCCGCAGCTTTTTGGCTTGGCTTGGTCCGTCTTTGGCCCAAGCAATTACAATCCGATTGGTGCGAGGCAATGCACTCGACACTTCAGTCCATCGTGCGTCCATTATTTATCTCCCTGTTGCGTGTGACGGGCGGGCCATGACAGCCTGCCCGGTAATCCGTTACGCGCCAGGCATACCGCCGCCAGTTGCAGGTGCCATATAGCCGCCGTAGCTAGTAGGGGATGTAGTCTCCCCACTTGGCGTATTGGTCGGCTGCGTCGGCATTCCAGAGCCGTTTCCCACCGTGGCCGGTGCGGGCTGCGGCTGGGGGGCTGGCATACCGGACGGGGGCGGTGCGGCTGGTGCAGGGGCCGGTGCAGCGCCGCTCGGCAGTTGCGGGGTCTGGGTCATGCCTGCTGGCATATACGCGCCCGGACCTGCGCCAAGCTGTTGCTCCAGCGATGGGCCACCGACAATCTCCGGGCCGAACCCGACGAGGCACACCGTCTGGGGGTTCAGATAGACCCCTGCCGTGTGGTCCATGTTGCCGTTGGCAGATGTCGAGAATGGCACGGTGACATAATACCCGCGCTTGATCTCGCTGGGGTCGCAATAGGTCGGCACGCCGTTCTGGTATTTGGCCGATGCGATTGGCAGCGTGGTTGAGAACTTCACAACCCAGCATCCCTGCCCGTGCTTCCAGCGCAATTCCTGCTCGCCGGTCGTGGCGTTGGCGCGCATTTCGTCGCCGTCCGCGATTTTCCAGCTAAACGCCGTGGCGGCCAGCCCCATGTTGATCTGCGCCATGATGTGTGGGGACTGCCCATATCCGGCCTGCGCCGCCTTGAACATCGTGCCCAACATCTCATTCATGCCGGGCGCGTTCTTTTCAATCGCCACGGCGAACCAGAACGATTGTTTGTCCTCGGGGATCGGGCGGTTGTTCGCGTCGGTATTCTGCTTGGTCCACGGATCGCCCGAGATGAGGCGTCCGACTGGTGAGTTTCCGTATTCTGTGTGTCGTGACATTATGTGTCTCCATTGGTTGGTTGGTTGCGAGGTCCGGTCGGCATCTTTATCGCCTCCCGATACATTTCTAGCACGGCTTCTTCTTCGGCTATATCGTCAGCGTCACGCTTGCGTTCGGCGATCAGCTTGCGGATCAATTTGGTGTCATATCCGCGCCCCTTGGCTTCGGCCATGACTTCGTTTTGAACCATCGCAATCTCTCGCTTTTCAATGTTCAGATGTTCCCATCGTTCGATAAGTTGCAAAAGTTCCTCGCCTGCAACTGAGTTGTGTCCCGATGCGGGTGTGTCGCTCATGGGGTGCCTCCATTGGTGCGGTTAAGTTGCCGGGTCAGGGTGTCCTGATCCAGCGTGGTCAGCTTGTGGCCGATGGTTGGTCGTTCGGTAATAAGCGATAATTGTGCTTCGGTCAAGCCCGCAAGTTTAAGGTCGCCAACATTCATAGGCACGGTTTTGGTCGCGTCCTTTCCGGTCAGGGCCTTGATGGCTGCGGGTGACGCTTTGACGCGGGTGTTTCCCATCTTGGGCAGAAGCCCCCAGCCCGGCAGACGTTCGCCGCGCTTGGCCCGCGCCTCGCCCTCAACCTCGGTGGCCTTGGCCGCTGCCTTGATGATTTCCAGCGCGTTGCGGTAAAAATGCAAGGCCTGTGCCATCTCTGCCGGGGTCCGGTCGCGGTGTCCCGTCATCTCGGCAATGGCCAGCGCCGTGGCGGTTGTCTGTTGCAGCGCCACGCAACCGACCGCGCCGTCACAATACAGGCAATGATCGCCGGGCGTGGCAACCGGGTCAGGTTTGTAACATTCCTCGGCGCGCTGGATGGTCCATTCGGCCTTGGCGCGAATCTGATCAGGCGTCCAGTCAATCCAACGGCGCGGGCCGTCCTGATGAAATCCGCGCGGCTGGTAAATCTCGGTGCGGACCGTGTGGATCTGGCCGGGCGCTGCAATCAAGATCGCAGCCGCATAGATGATCAGTTGAGGGCTGTCCGGTGCCACCAGCCTGAATCCATATTTCAGATCACGGATGGTCAGCACGCCGTCCGCCAGCGTTACGCAATCGGGCGTTCCGACAATGGTGGGCGATAGCGTGACGTGCTGCTCAACCCACATTTCACCGCCATCCGCGCGGCAGACGTCGGCATATTCCTGCATGTGGCCGATCATGTCGGCGTCAACTTCCCAACCGTTTTCGTGCATCATCCCGACTTCCACGGGTTGTCCGGTCAGCATCAATTCGGCCACCCATGCCGCGCAGGTGCCTTCCCGCGCGGCGTCACTGGTCGGTTGCGGTCCGGCGCGGCTGGCAAACAATGGCGCGGCGGAGCATTTCGTCCAGCGGTGGGCGGCGCTGGGGCGGGTTTCAATTGTCATGGCTTGGCCGACAATATCAAAACACCGTCAACCTCAGCGCAATCATTGGGCGCTAGGGACGTTTTGGAAAAACACTCATGTAGGTCTTGCGGTGCTGTGGCTTTGACAACACACGCAACGCAGGTGCCGATGGATTTTTCACGGTCCTTTTTGCCAATGCTCAGGGCTGTTAGCGCATATCCACCTTGAGGAACCCTGCGTAGGGCCAGCATTCCCGAATAGTTGTCTATACCAACCTCAACCCTATCGCCGACGACCCATCGCATTTGTTTCATGGTGTCGCCATAGAGAGCGATGGAAAGTTGTGCGGTGTTTTTGCCGTTACCATAAACTGCAATTCTGGCACCTTTAGCATTTCCTGCGCCCCTGTTGCCGGAGCGGGAAGGGACAATCCACTGAAAGTTGTTGGTGTGTGTCATAATCTAATCTCCCATTCGTGGTGTAAAGGGCGGGCCGTCACGGCCCGCCCGGTGTGGTTCAGGCGCTCATGGCGTGCCGGACGCATCCGTCATGGTCATCGCCGTTGTCCACCGCGTCCATATAAGCTGAGAGCCGGGCGATGCTGGTCTGGTTTGTTTCCAGATCGTCATAGCCAATAGACAGGGCTGCATAGATCGCCTCATATTCGGCGGGCAGGCCGTCAGGGTCAGCCATTTTTGCCATGAACCGTTCCGCCATGGTCTTGTAATCAATCGGGGCGGGCGGTGTTGCCGGTGCGGCGCTGGCCGGTTGCGGCATGGGCATGCCCTGCGGTGCGGGCGTCGGGGTGGGCGTCGGGGTGGGTGTTGCGGCTGCAATGGCAGCTTCATATGCTTCCTTCTGGCCACGCTTGGCACGCCACGATCCGTCCGCGTTCTTGCTGGCCGGGGTGCTGTGGATGGTGTCGTCATGGACCATGCCGTGGCAGTCTGTGTCGCCTGCGGGGTGTTCCGGTGCTGTCTCGGGCTGTGCAGTGTCGGGCTGTGCCGTGTCGGGCTGTGCCGTGTCGGGCTGTGCCGCAGGGGCCGTAGTGCCAAGCATGAAGGCAATCGCGGCGCGGTCCTGTGCGTTGTGGGGGTCAAAGGTAATCTGCATGGTATTTCTCCGGTTTGGGTTGCTATTACCCTTTACTAACCGATGCGGGCGGGGTTGTAAATACCTATTATTACCTTGACGGGCCGGGGCGGGCTGGATAGTAATAGCGCATGACAATCACACTCCGCCCATATCAAATTAAGATGCGTGAAGAAACCGCCAAGGCGAGGGCCAATGGCGCGCGATACATCATGAACGTCCTGAGCACAGGCGGCGGCAAGACGCCATTGCTGGCCATGGAAGCACTTGAAGCAAAGGGTCCGTCATGCACCATTGTCCACCGGCAGGAACTACTTTCACAAATATCTGAAACTTACGCACAGGTCGGGCTGCATCACAAAATCATTGCCCCTCAACCTGTGATCAATTCAATTATTGCCCGGCATGTGAGGCGCTTTGGAAAGTCGTTCTTTGACCCCAAATCGCAGGCCGCAATTGCAGGTGTTGACACACTGATCCGCCGCTTCAAACCCGGCGACAGGTGGTGCAACTCTGTAAAGTTATGGCTGCTTGATGAATGCGCTCACGGCCTCTTGGGTTCTGCCGGACCGGGTGGCGGATCAGGCGAACCCAACAAATGGGGCAAGGCGTCGCTGCTTTTTCCCAACGCTGATGGTTTTGGTGTTACAGCTACACCGCTGCGCGCCGACAATCGGTCGCTGCACATAGCGCAAGGCGGAATGTTTGACACACTCATTCAAGGGCCGGGCGCACGGGAACTTATGGCAATGGGCAGCTTGTGCGATTATCGCGTGATTGCGGCAGAGTCGGGAATTGATGAGGCATTGCTTCGCATCGGTAGCACTGGCGATTTCACACCGTCATCGGCAAAGGCTGCGCGGAAAGCCGAACTGACCGGCGATGTGGTGGAAACATATCTAAAATGGACGCCGGGAAAGCAGGCGATTGTCTTTACCACAGGTGTTGACGCATCGAAGGAACTTGAAACTGCATTCATCGCGGCAGGCGTGGCCGCCAAGGCTCTGACAGGCAGCACTCTGGACGCAGAACGGAACAGATCGGTTGACCAGTTTGGCGACGGGGTTCTGAGAGTTCTCATAAATACAGGATTGTTTGACGAAGGCTTTGACGTGCCTGCCGTTGAAGTCGTGATCATGGCCCGGCCGACAATGTCATTCGGCCTGTTCGCGCAACAGATCGGCAGAGCGTTACGCCCTGCTGAAGGTAAGGAATTTGCGATCATAATCGACCATGTGGGCAACGTTGTCCGCATGGCGGCCAAGCATGGCCTGCCAGATACGCCGCGCAATTGGACGCTCTGGCAAGACGAGACGCGCAAAGCCAATGGCAATCCCGACGCGGTGCCGGTCAGGGTTTGCCAGTCTTGCCTGCTGACGTATGAGGCGGTTGTATTTGCCTGCCCACATTGTGGAGCGGCCCACGTCCCTGCGGGGCGGTCATCGCCGGATCAGGTGGACGGCGTGCTGTCGGAAATGTCGCTGGAATTGCTGGCAACGTTGCGCGCCGGGGCGGCCAAGATCCAAGCGGATGAGCCTGCGATACCTTACGGTGCGTCCGAGATTGTCGCCGCGGGGATCCGGGCGCGGCACAGGCGAAACCAAGCGGCCCAAGCGTCCCTGTCCGAGGCAATGCAGCGATGGGGCGGAATACGGCTGGCGGCGGGTGACTCGGATGGGGTTATGCAGGCTAAATTTTTATATCGGTTTAAGATTGACGTGATGACTGCACAAGGGCTGGCCGAGCGGGCGGCGCTGGAATTGAGGGATGAAATAAATGTTGCACTTGGGTGATTGTCTGGACGTGATGCAGGGCATACCGGACGGGTCGGTTGATATGGTCATGACGGACCCACCATATGGTATGAACTTTCAGAGTAACCGTGCAAAAGACGGACCGCGACACAAGAAGATTGAAGGCGACTCCGTTGTAGGCACCCGATGGCTGTCAGATGCGTTCAGGATTCTGAAGCCTGGTGGCGGTCTTATCAGTTTTTGTGATTGGAACACTTCGCACAAATGGCGTGAAGAAATAGAATGCGCGGGTTTCATCGTAAAATCTCAAGTGATTTGGGACAGAATGCACCACGGCATGGGCGATCTTAAAGGTGCATTTGCACCACAACATGACATTATATGGTACGCCACAAAAGGTCGCAGAATATTCGTGAACGGTAGACCCATGTCTGTAATGCGTCACAAACGACCAAGCCCTGCTGACGATCATGGGCACCCCACATGCAAACCCGTCGCGCTGATGGAAGATCTTATCAAGGCAACAGACGACGGCAGCGGTGGTTTGATACTGGACCCGTTCCTCGGCAGCGGCACAACCGGCGTTGCAGCGGCAAACACCGGGCGGCGCTTTATCGGGATCGAGCGCGACCCTGATTACTTTACCATCGCACAAGCCCGGATCAGAACGGCACAGGCAGACGCAATAACCAACCGCATGAGAGAGGCGACACGCTTATGAACCGCACAGACATCCTAGACGCAGCGCGACAGGCCGTCACGGTCGATAGGGCCGCCACGCATGGCCAGCTTGAGGACTCTTTCGGGCTGGTGGCGGCATACTGGTCGGCGCACCTCGGAACGCCTGTCAGCCGGTCTGACGTGGCCGTGATGATGATCCAACTCAAGCTGGCCCGGATCAAGACGAGCCCGGAACACGCGGACCATTGGATAGACGTGGCGGGCTATGCGGCCTGCGGTGGTGAGGTAGTATTGACACAACCGTCAATAAATGGCAATAGTAACGCAAAGGAGCAACCGCATGACTGAAATGATGCTGGATATCGAAACGCTTGGGACAAAAGTGGGCTGCGTCGTCCTGTCGATAGGGGCTGTGGCGTTTGAAAAAGGCACACTGGCACCGGTCGATTACATGCACGTTGTGCTGGACCAGACGCTCCAAAAAATGATGGGGCTGAAAGAGAACCCGTCAACCGTTGAATGGTGGAAGTCGCAAAGCCCCGAAGCGTGGCAAAGCGCAACTGAAAATCCCGTCAAGGTGCAGGACGCGCTGACACAACTCGACAGGTTCTACGCCAAGCACAAGCCGCGCGTAACGTGGACGCAGGGCAACAACTTTGACCCGCCAATTCTTGAGCATCTTTACGGCGTTTTGAAACTTCCACCGCCTTGGAAGTTCTGGGCCGTGCGCGACACGCGGACATTCTATGATGTCCACGACTTTGACGTGCGGAAAGTTGACCGCGCCAACACCTACCACAATGCGCGAGACGATTGCCTGCACCAGATCGCGTGTATGCGTGCCGCGTCACAAGGAGCGTAACCGATGCCAAAACGAGTGAGAATGTCGCCGGAAGGTCGGCGCGAGGTGATCATAAAAGCGGCCATTGCCTTGACGCGTGAGGCCGATGGGTGTCTGGACTCATGGTCACGCCAGGACGTGGCCAGCAAGTGCATACCACCGACCAGTCCTGAGACGGTGAAGCATTATTTCAGCCAGCCCGATCTGCGCGAGACGGTGCGGGTGCTGCTGGATAAGTAAAGCCCCGTCCGGTTTAAGGGACGGGGCTTGCCATGCGAGGTGCAAGGCGGTAGGGTGCATTTGTCACAACGCTGAGCCTTAGGTAACATGACGCGCGATGCAGCGCAAGGCTTGGCCCATATATAGGGCTTCTTCCATGAAAGCAATTGAGACCCGTTACAAGGGCTACCGGTTCCGCAGCCGCCTTGAGGCGCGCTATGCGGTTTTCTTTGATGCGCTTGGCCTGTCATGGGAGTATGAGCCTGAGGGTTTTGAAACCGATGCGGGCTGGTATCTGCCGGACTTCTTTTTAAAGGAGTTTAATGTATGGCTTGAAATCAAAGGCAAGATGC